CAAAAGAATATAAACTCAGCTTTGCAAATCAAAAGGAATTCGAAGTTATTGTGACTCAATAATGGCGTCTTATTGTCAATTTTCTCTTGCGAGGGTACTAGACATGCTTCAAGCACCTGTCCTAGCCCCGGAGGTAACTGGTAATAAATGGGGAACTTTGTTCTCAGGCTTAGGGAAAGGAACCTTAGCCTTTGTTAATGGTACCAGGTTTGGAATGACCTGTGCCAGAAACACTTACGAAGCTTTGCCCGATTGGGCAAGGCAAATTATACTCTGTGGCGGAGTCTCGGCTGCAAGCATTTATGCTTATCAGCGTCGAGAACGTATCAAAGATCGTATCGCCTTGTTAAGAACAATGTGTAAGAGGAAGATCAGGACCATTGTCCCGACTCCAAGCTCTAAAGTGTACATGGAATCTGTACGCAAGGGATCTGAGGAGAGGCCAATGACATCCTGTGCAGCTCAATGCACCATTGGAAGGATAGACGTGGCTGGTGATTTCATAGTCATCGGAAATGCCCTCCGATTCGATGAGGACTGGTTGGTTGGCCCCGACCATGTATTGGCTGAAGATGCTGTGTATGCTAAAGGCAGACAAAGCAAAGTCAGCCTCAAAGGATTCGAGAGGGTTAAATTAGCAACGGATTTGGTTGCTATCAGATTGAAATCCGACGATTGGGCGAGAATTGGAGTAGCGGTCTTAAAACTTGGACATGTGGAAGGAAGTGAGTTCGTGTCGATTTGCGGGCCTGCCGGAACGGGCACTTGTGGTTCTATGAGTTTGGACCATGAGCGTTTCGGTTGGACCGTTTATGAAGGAACCACTATGCCTGGTTACAGTGGGGCAGCCTATCAAAAGGGCCCAATGGCAGTATCCATGCATGTCCATGGAGGCGTTGTAAACGCCGGTTACGCTGCAGGGTATATCTGGGTTTTGCTTAAGATCCATATGAAGATGTACGATGAGGATACTGAATCTTACCTCAGGGAACAGCATAGACGGGGAACTATAACCCGGTTTAGAAGTTCACCATGGGGAGGAGATGAAGTGATCTTTGAGATAAATGGGAGATTTGAATTTCATAGAGAGAGAAATCTGGCGGCTCACTTTGGCGAGAATTGGGAGCAAGTACTCCGTCCGAGAGGAGGGCGGCAGTACAGTCGGCATTATAGGGATGAAGTTCCTGAAGGTGCCAATTTAGTCAAAGCTAAAGAAGAACCAGAGGAATCGGGGGAATGCAAGTGTTCGGAGTGCCTTGGGGCTTCGAACGCGAACGTGGTTACCCAAGGATGCCAGCAACAACGCCTCCTAGCTTTAACACAAGAGTACAGGAAGCTTTCACGCGCATCAAGAACGAAGTTCCGATCATCTCTAGGTATCTTGAAGAATCAACCAATTACGTCTGGCCTTCAAGACAAATCGCCAGCGAGTTAAAAAGTCTTCAAGTACATTCAGAAAGATATTTTAAGTTGTCGACCAACGCAATGCACCCGGATAAAGATTTAAAATCAGCAATTCTATATCACGCAGAGAGTAGTTATGGTAAGGCTCGCTGGACTCTACCGGAAGATTGGTGGAGCTGGAGAGCTTTCAAAGAAGCAGTTAGAAACCTAGATATGACTTCTTCCCCCGGAATACCGTATATGAAAGAGGCTCCGACAAATGGTAAATGGCTCAAATGGGATGGCATCCTATGCGATTCTTTACAGTTAGAGCGCCTCTGGCATGATACTCAGAAGGTAATAGAACCAGAGTTTGACTTACTATTGCGAGTGTTCATTAAACAAGAACCACATAAGAAACGCAAAGCCGATGAAGATAGATGGCGTCTCATCATGGCAGCACCCTTAAGTGTGCAAGTTGCGTGGCAAATGTGTTTCCGTTATATGAATGATCTTGAAATAGAGAAAGCCTATGACTTGCCTAGTCAGCAAGGAATAATTCTGGTTTCGGGAGGCTGGAAGGTTTATAGCCAGCAATGGAAGGAGCAAGGACAAACCTGTGGCATGGACAAGAGCGCCTGGGATTGGACTGCGCCGAGATGGGCTCTCGCGTTAGATTTAGAATTCAGAAAGCGTTTATGTAACAAAGGCATGAACATCGCCTGGGAACATATCTCGGAAACTTTGTACCGTCAGATGTTTGACAATCCCATCTTAGTCTTATCTGACGGAACTGCTTATCGCCAAGTGGTTCCAGGAATTATGAAGTCTGGTTGTGTTAATACTATTTCTACGAATTCACACTGTCAAGTGTTTATACACATAGCGGTAGCTTTAACATATAAAATACCACTTAAACCACTTCCTCGATGCGTGGGGGATGATACGTTATGTACGATTGGACAAAGTCCTGGAGGAATTATATCATACTATGATTCTTTTGGTGTCATTTTGAAATCTATTTCTGACACTTTAGAATTTGTTGGTAGAGAATTCACAGATGAGGGACCCATACCAATGTATATAGGAAAACATGTTGTGAAAGCCCAACATGTGCGCGATGAAGATCTATCGATGTATCTAGATTCCATGGCGCGTGAGTATTGTCACTCACCGGAGTATTTTGAAGTATGGAAGCGATTGGCAGATGAATTAGAATGTTCCTTACCTTTGTCTAGGGAAGCCTACCTTTATTGGTATGACTTTCCCGAAGATTGAGGTTTTCTAATTCGACTTGGAGGAGTCCAAACAAAGTAGTGGTAGTGGGCCGTG